GCGCGCCGCTGGGCATTCCCCTGCAGCTGGGCTCCGTGGTATTTCACGATAGGCCCTGCCAGTTCCTGCACCTTGCTATGATCCTCCAGCGCCGCTTTGAGTTCCTTGATCCCACTCAGTTTTATTCCCATCACTGCACCTCCGATACTACGAATGTATGCTTTGTGCGAAGCTTCCTAGAAACATCAACCTGATAGGTTTTTTCCCCAACCCGAATCCGGGAAAATGGCTCGATGTAATGCCTCTGAAGATGGATGGTCAGGCTTCCCTGCTTTGGGCCGTCATAGACCAGCCTCAGCTGCTCTTCGCCAGTGTTCATAACAGACGCATACCGCAAAGTTTCTTCCACGGTATCGTCGCCATAGTTTCCAGTTTTCGGGTTGTATTCTCCGGGAATGATTTTCTGGAAATAAACCGGTTTGTCGTATCTCACAAAAATCTCACCTTCCCCTTTTTCACATCCTTTTGTCCGTCCAAGTATGTCTGAATATCGTCTCGGTACGCAGCAAAATCGTCTTCCAAAAAAGCCTGACTTTCTCCTTCCACCACATGCGAAGAAAGTCCCTCTGAACCGATCCGATTAAACCGTATCACAGATACATCCGTGATGATATAATTCAGGGCTTCCGGTGGTTCCTGCCCGCCCAGAAGAGCCTTCAGGCGGCTCTGGGCAGCGGATAGGATCAGCTCTAGTTTTGCATCAAGAGACGTATCATTTTCGGGGATTCCGAGAAGCGTTTTTATATCTTCCAACATCCCTCTTTACCCCCGATTCACGCTTTTACATCCGCGACTACATCGCCGGAACGCACTGCTTTATAGTTCGGATCGGCTTCCACCACTGTCACGTGGTGTCCGTCTGTGGCGATAATCTCAGCCTTTCCGTCCCACCTCGTCCAGCTTTTTACATCCATTCCATAAGTCACTGTTGTGGCAGAAGCTCCTGTCTTATATTTCAGTGTATTATTAATCGAAACAAGTTGTTCATTTACCATAATAGCCGTTTTTCCAGACTCGCTGCCTTCTACAGATGTCAGCGTGAGAGATCCAATCGTCTGCGTATCCGAGGAACCAACTGCAATGTAAGCAATTGCATCCTGATACTCGCAGAACAATCTCAATCCCATGATTGCAAACATATCAGAAATTGCTCGTTCATAAGTGCCCTGCGCATGAAATCCGATGAAACCTGTCTCTGTGTCCGTAGTGTACTGAAGACCTGCTCTTACAAACTCGGAATCGCCCGGATCTACATAATACGCTACCAGGTTATTGAGCGGAGTTGCTACAACTACATTTTCCGGAATATCAGAAGAAATAAATACCACATCTGCTCCCATGAAATCCTGAATGTACTTAAAACCAAAAGCAGTCTGCAGTGTGATATTGGCCGCACCAATGTATTTATACACGTCCAGCGTATTCACCCAGAGCGCAACTCCCGTAGCAGTTCTCTTCATTTTCTGGAACTTATCAATTACCTTACCGATTGCCATCGCCACCGCCATCTGCCAGGTAGTCTCGTGCCCTACCAAAGAGCCTGCTTTCAGCTGTGCATAAAAGCGGTCGGACACTTTGTTAATCAGATCTGACTTGAACTCATCGTCCGTGGACTGTACAGCCGCATCATACCCTTTTTCGGCAATTGCTTCGATAGATACACCTTTTCTGTATTTTTCAATCCGAATGGTGTCAAACGGAGTCTCTTCCACCGTGTACTGAGACAATGGGATCTCATCGCCTTCCGCTACATCACCGCTCTGAAGGGTACCGGAAACCTTTTTCGTTTTCAATACAGACCCATTCTCTTTTCGGATCATCCGTGTAATACCCATTACGTCTAACAACGCCTGAAGATTTTTACCAAAAGATGTTACGAAGTCAATTTCCCTGGCTCTTACCTGGATCTGCGCCTGTCCGGTCATGTTATCAGGTGCGGCAAATACCTGAAGACCTATTTTACTAATATCATGCATACTCTTTTTCTCCTTTACTGAAATAATGTAATGTTTTCAGCAATCATCCTCTGTCTTTCAGACGGATTCTTGATTGCCATAATCTGTTCCTTGGTTGCAGTCGTTTTTCCACCGATTCCGGCCTTGGGAGCCGGTCCTTTGAGGGCATTCTTCACAGCCTCATTCACTGCACCCATGAAAAGCTTCGCAAATGACTCCACGGAAGCCTTGGTCTGCGCTGCATCAACAGATACCAGCCGCTCGAGAAGTTCATCCGGAATATTGATCTCCTCTTCTGCCAGCATCTTCCTGGCCGTCTTGGACATCTCCGACAATATATTCTTCTCTTTCAGCTCATTCAGCTCTTTTTCAAACTGCTGTGCCTTATATTCAGCTTTCTGTGTGGCATCCATCTGAGCGAGCTTCTGTGCCTCCGTCATCTCCTTGTCCTTCTTTTTCTGCCACTCTGCAAACTTCTGACTCAGGATTTTATCCACATCATCATCCGTATATTTCGGCTTTGGTGCTGGATCACTCGGTGTCGAATCTGCTGGCTTCGGGTCTGCCGGGGTATCCGGTTTCGGATCCTGCGGAGCTGGATCTGCCGGTGCCGGATCATCCGCAAACAGCTGCAACATCATAAATTCTCTGAATTTCATTTTTTCTACCTCCGATTTTTGAAACTTACGCTTTGTTTTCCGTAGCTTATAGCTTCCACGCCTGGCTGTCATCCGTAAAGTTTTAAGACCTTCACGCCTGGTCACATGATCCGGATGTAATCCGGAAACTCATCGGCAATCATGCAGATACCAATGAAAAAGGAATCCACCAGAGTCCGTGACTTCTCTGATAAATCCCCATACTTTATATCAGCCCTTCCGGGAGATATCTCATATTCAATTCTGTCCGTCGTCAGATCCCCGATGGACTTGATCAGCGCCTGTGTCAACGCTGTCACCCCGGCGCACACGATATCCTGGCCGGGCGGCGCATAACCAGCATGACCGGTTACTGTGATTCCATCCTTACGGATGCTTGCTTCAATCAATGCTATCATTCCTCCTTAAAAATAGGCATGATAAAACCACCGGCCATTGCTGACTGGTGGTATCAATAAATTTTATTCCGAATAACATTAAACAAGAAGTTATTCGGCAGGCGTCGCATCTCCTGCATCTCTTTTGACCCAAAGGGTGCGTGGTTGCAACGAAATTTACCACCTCGAATAACTTCTCATTTATTATAATTAAATTATATAGCAATTATTCCTTTTTGTAAAGAACCCTTTTATTTCTCAAATAGTTCTGCAGCCTCCTTTCACTTATTTCCCAGCATGAAATTACTGAATTCTTATAATTCGAATCGTCGTTGGGGGTGCATATCCTTAATACCATCTGGGCATATTCTTTTTTCGTTTTAACCTTTTTTATGACCAGCCCTGTATTTTCATGCTTATCCTCTATGATAAAATCTGGCTCCCGGATAATATCTGACAGGTAATTAACTACCTCTTTATAAGCATCCGGATGTCGATCCAGTATATGCCGCATTTGATTATCTGTAATAATAACTTCCTCCGTCGCAATATTCTCTGTAACGCACTTATAAATATCGCGATTTATTTTACCAACTGAATGCACCTGAATGTCCTCTTTTGTATTGAATGGAGTTATTACATTGGAACTATTCTGATTTTTCCATTCTACTAAAGTCATCTTGTGCTGTTCGTAGCTGTCGATCCACGCTGCATAATCAATGCTGTCCATATAACCAGCAGTGCTACACCGGCAGCGTGGATGCATAGGAGGTGCGTTTGTCCCAGGCAGCATCTGCGTCACTTTGAAATGCTTCTCATCCAGCGCCCGGCAGATCGGACAGGCAGTCCCCAGCGCAAGAAATATATACTCATCAAAATCATTACGTTTATAAGACTGCTTCTGCGCTTCTGTCTGCACTCTTGCCATTTCCGTAGTCAGCAGCCGCTCTGCGTTACTCTGATTGACTCCGAAGCGCTTTCGGAGATGCGTTGCCAGCTTTCGGGGATGCTGTCCCTGGATCAGCCCAGTCTGTAAAAGGATGGACAGCTCATTTTTTAGCATGTCCTGATACATCCAGATCCGATCCGAATATGTAGCGTTATGGAAAGATGCATTTACGATAGCATTTGCGGCCTTCGCATTATCTTGGATTGTCTTTCCTAGAATGCCAGCCTGCCGCTCAAACTCGGATATTGTACGATCCGTCAGGACTTCATCGTAATACTTTTGAAGCTCATCGAATCCCGCCACCATCTCCAATCCAATCTGCGCTTTCAGAAGCTCCAGACGATTTACTTTCATGGTCATATTATACAGCCGCATCTCTTCGTTTGCCTGAGAGGAGAAATTCTTCTCCTCTACGTATTTGGCAGCCTTTCGTTCAAGCGCTTCAATATCTGTTTTTGCAGCGCGTTTCCGGGTATCCGTTATCGTGATTCCCTCTTTTCTGGCGTACTTCCCATAAAAACCGTTGATCTCCTTTTCGATCTCATCAATCATATTCTGGTAGATCTTCTGGATACACTTCTGGTACTCTGCCTCATTCCGGATGTTATACTTCCTCTGTTGCGCTTCCCGGTTCTTCCAGTACGTCTGGCTGTCCATCTGCCGCACCCCCAAACATCTGTCTCATGACAGCGTCATTCTGTGACTCTGCTTCTTCCTTTTCGATCCGTTCTATCTCTTTGTCCACATTATCTATAATAGACAATGTTCCGAGCTGCGTCCGCTTTGATGTAATTCCATCCAGATTTCCTGCGATCTGTGTCTCTTCCAGGATATTTGCCGGGAAATTTCTGGTAAAGATCGGCTTCACCTTCACCCAGTCATCCTTTTTCATCCCGGAAACAGGGTTGCTGAATATCAGCATATATCGTCGGTTCATCCCACTGTTGAACTTTCGTTCCTTCGTTTTTGCCAGATTGCTCATGGACTGGAGTTTGTATTTTAGCGCTATGCCAGAAGATGTCCCGAAATTTTCATCTGAGATGTTCGCTACCATGCTAATCTGAAAGATTAGACGCTCTAATCGGTCGATTAAATGCTCTTGTGTAGTGTCTCCATCGGGTTTTTGAAGAAATTCTACAATAATTTTTTCTATATCCCCGTCAAAATTAATAATTCTATTATCTCGAATATGCTTAATATCATCCTCTTCAAGCAATGTTCCAAGCACTTTGAGGTACGCATCCGCAAAATAATCTACATCATTTGCTTTCTCGGATACTGCCTTGTTATAAGCATTAATCATCGTCAAAACCGGCTCAAAAATGCCTTGTTCTTCTACGTTCTCTCGATATTCAGTAGCGGGTACTCCTGCAAATCCATGAGGTTTCTCATATTCATCCAAAAAATGTATCTTACCTTTCTGAATGAAATACCTCACTTTCTCATCATCTGACACACTACCGTGCAAGACATTGTTTGAATCCAGATACGTCCTGACAAAGTACCTCGGACGTTCCAGAACAGAATCATCATAAACCATAAATGCTTCCTGCGGATTCAGGTAAGTGATTCCGATCCTCCCATCCTGGTCTACATAATACATTTCGTATCCCTTGCCGTAAATACTACAGATTTTAGATAACTCAGCGTTATTGTCATCCTGATCATTATACTGATCTAAAAACTCTACATACTTTGACACGCTTTCATCATCGCACTGTAGCTTAATTGGGATACCAATAAAAAAACCATTCATTGTATCCACAATGTACTTTGCAAAGTTTACTGCAATCCGATTGTCCGGTTTATACTTAGGTTTCGGGGATTCTTGGAATATCGTATATTCTGTCAAATACGCATCGATCAATGGTTTATATCGAAATACCGATTCAGCGGCATGTCGCGCAAGAAATTTGCTCAGAGCATCTTCATCCAGAGTTTTGTTATCTTCCAATCGGAACATTCTATATTTCTCCTTTCACGCGGTGGTATTTTGGCCCCGTCTCCATTTTCCTCAAAATACTGGCTGCCGAATCCGGGCTATCATCATGCTCTGCAAACTCCGAATAATCCAGAATCTCGTTGATATACTCTGGATCAGTATCTTCCAGCCAGATGATATTCTTCCAGTTGCTTCTCAGATATGTGGATATCTTCACAAATTTATTCATAGATTCACTGTATGGATCTACATGATACCCAAGCCCCCGGAGCTCCTTTGCCAGATATCCTTTATCAGCATTCTTCTCGCAGGAAACAGATCCTGCCCGAAGTCTCTGATGATGAACCCCAATCTCTGTAAGGCAATCGTCCACATGTTTGTTCCAACGCTTACCAAACCCAACGATCTGCCCGTCTGGCAGTTTCTTCATAATCGTGTATGCTGTCCCGTCCTCCCCATCATAAGCAGCATCAATATGAGCCATTCCGCCATAGATGAGACTTTCATCATCCGTAAACTTCGGATTCTGGAACATCGCATCCTTATCAGCAATATGCTTCAGCTCATAGTTGGCGGCGAACAGGCTGTCTGACATGGACTGTCGGAGCTCCTCCAGTTTCTCCCGCGTGATCAGCCCTGTGGAATAACAGTCGTACCTCCGTACATTCGGCATGATCGATATTGCATCCTCCTTATGCCAGGGTGTCCCGGTGTTGATGAAGCGGCCTCCGCGGTTGCAGATATTCTGGAGCTCCATGTACTGTATCTTTGTCCGCTCCCTCTCAGCCCGGCTGATACGGTCCTTCAGATTGACGATATCATCTGTGACCACAATGTCCGCATGTTTACCAGTAATTGACGTCCCGATACCAAGCCCTACTACCTGGCTTACACCTTTTGGGGATGTGCAGAGATTTGTATGAATCTCGGAGTTGTTTGATTTGAGTAGCTGCAAATCTGTACCATACAGATCGGGCACAATGCGCTGCATCGCTCCCGACTGTAATATCTTTTTTGCCTGCGTCATGACCTCTGTAACATCATCATCCGTCTTCCGGAAGAACATCACGTTCTCATTCGGCTGAATGACAGTATGGATTGCAAGGAATAGCGAAAGATCGGTTGTCTTATAGGATCCACGATGAGCCAGAAGGGTCTGGTCTTCATCAGCATACAAAAAAGACCTCAACCACTCATTATGAAGAGTAGTCAGGTCTCCAAATCCCACCCAGTGTCCAATTTTATACGGCTCATTCCACAGGAGGTCCAGAACCGCTTGCTTTCTGCCGTCCAAAATATGCCTCCATTTCTTTGATGGAATCATCAATTGCTGGAGTCTTGATATCCAGCTTATCATTCCACATGCCCAGATGCCTTCCCAGGAGCTCCAGGGCTTTTTCCTTGTCGTTTAACTTTATCTCAACACCGTTTGCGCCTTCCTTAATCCCGGCGATTGCCCGGACCTGATCCTCGGACAGCTCATCTGTTGGCTTTATCATAACCATTGCCGCCGGGCCGCTTGCTTTAATTACCACATAGTCTGTTGCTTTTGCAAAAGCAATAGCTGCTAATTCTTCAATTACGCGGTCTTGCGTCACCTCTGTGCGTTTTTGCCTTTCTTTCATGCGTTCTGCCAGGTAATCCGCAACCTTAGTATTTCTTAGCAATTTACTTCCATTCACAGCTGCTGTCTGTTCCCTCTTAACAGAAGGATAAGCCACTCGGTAAGCCCGCGTGGCATTCAAATCTATCAAATATTCATCTGCAAATATTTTTTGCTTTTCAGTCACTTAAGCTCACCTTCCTATCTGGTTTATATTTGTACAACAAAAGACACCCAGGGGAGCCGGGTGTCTTTGCGGGGTTATTATTTTATTTTCAGCCTTCCGGCCAATCGGAACACCGGGCGACGATCCTGGGCCTGTGGATTTTCAGTCCACCGCTCTACCAACTGAGCTATATTCCGATAGTGGCCACCAGGCATGGCACCCAGCGGCCGAGGGAGGAATCAAATGGTTATTCATCCACTGATCTCAGCTTATACTATAGCACTTCGCAATAGAACATATAGAACATTTAGAACAAACTTTAATTTTTTTCTAAAAATCTCCGATATTCCATTTTTACACTATCCCCAGTTGCCTTTCTTCCGAG